CATGCCGCGCGCGCTACGCTGCCGCGCCCGATCCGACGTGCGATAACGAGGCCCCCAAAGTGTCCAGAATATGGACTGTGACGCAATCCCGAGGTTGCAGGTTCGAGTCCTGTCGGAGGCGCGTTTCTCGACCGGTAGGCGTTACCAGGTCGGCAACCGAGACGCCTAGCGCCGTCGCTAGGCTGTCCAGTTCCTCCAGTTGCCACGGGCGTTTTCCTGTCCATCGTTTGTTAATCGAGGGCTGGGAAATACCGAGCATTTGGCCTAGTCGGACTTGGTTATATCCCATGCGCGCGGCTTCCGCGCGAACGTTCGAGGCGACAATATCGCGTGTCGTGAGCTGGTTTGCCGGGGCGGGCATCATCTGAATTGCCATGCCCCTATCTTAGTCCATAACGGCATAATCTGTAACCGCCTGGATACACTTCGGATATTCCTATGGTTTGCATCCTATTCCAACATGGATTAAAACATGGGCTATGGATACTTCCCACGACATCGTTACCCGTGAGGTCACGCGCTACATGCGCGCCACGGGCCTATCACAGGCAGCGTTGGCGAACGCTATCGGACTTCGCCAATCGGCTTTATCAAAGCGCATCCGTGGCGCTTTGCGCTGGTCAATCACTGACCTAGATCGCCTCGCCGACGCGGGAGTCCCCATTCATCTCACAGCATCGACGCTTGACCGAGAGGCCCGCTCATGAGTTACCGCATCGACTGGCTCCAGTTCATCGCCGCCGTGACCGCTCTCGTCGCCTACGGCGTCGTCATCTGGTCGTGTTTCGCCCTCTATCTCCCGTGGCCTGTCTCGACGCCCGGCATGATCGTGGCCTTCCTGGCATCCGGCGTGTGGTCGCACCGCCGCGACGTGCACGAGAGGGGCCGCAAGTGATTACCGGATCGGACGCCGCTATCGTGCGGTCGCTACTGCGCAAATCACAGTCACTCACTATCCAGCTTGCCGAGGACGCCGCCAACATGGGCGTGCCCGGCGCTAAGCGTATGCGCCCCAAGGACCGCGCACAGAAAATCAAACTCCTGCATTGCTACGTAGCAGTGGCAATCCGCTACATGGTGGAAACGCAATCATGACCGCCGCCGTCTGGACTGAGGACGAGCGCGCAGCTTTTATCGCCGCCGCTAAGGCCGCCTATCGCGGACCCGACGCGAACGACGCCGCCGCCCAGCCGACCCCCGCGCCCGCCCGCCGCCGGGGAGGCAAGCTCAATGCCGGGATGAGCTTCACCTCTATTCTGGCCGCGCTCTCTCGGATCGGGTGGGGACCACTTAGAGGACGTGAATTCGCCGCATCGCGGGCAATCCTCGACACCCTCGCCATCCTTGCCCACGACACTCGCGCCGACCTGTCCGCCGTCGTCCAAACCACGGCCCGCCAGCTCGCAAAGCGCGCCGGGTACTCACTTCGCCACACCTCGCGTTGTCTCCAGTGGCTAGAGGACGCTGGCGTCATCGAGTGGCACCGGGGCGGCATCCGCATGGGCGCGCCGACCGTGGGCGTTATCAAGATAGTTAAGCGTGTCCTCGTGGACTGGGCGCTGGCCTTCCGCCGCGCCTCCGACGCCGAAGATCGAGCCCGCAACGCGGCGACTCGCGCACGCATTCAGATGTATCGCCTTCGCCGAAACGCGGCCCGTCCGAAGCCGCTCGATGCCCATGTGGACATGAGTACGCCCCATCCTTCCCTTCGGGATGAGGGGGCCGCTAAGGCCGCCCCTCGTTCCTCCCGAAAGAAGATCATTTCGCTAAGAAAGGACGAATCAACCGATATGCCGACGTACCGACCCACCTACATGACCTATCTCGCAACCGAGTGCAAGCACGGCGAACCCTCATCGGATCGCTGCAATCGCTGCAAGTATGAAGCGATCATGCGACAGCAACAGGTCGCCGAAGCCGAGAGAGCCGCCGCAGAGCGGCGGCGCAAAGACGAGGAGACCGCGAAGGATCAAGACCCCGAATCGTGCTGGCCCCCGGCATACGTTGCCTACATGCACTCCACCTACCCAGACGCCCAATACTTCCAGTGGGCACGCCTCACCTTGAAAGACTCCACCGCAAAGGAACTGCTCAATGCCCACGCCGCTGCCTGACTCTCGCGCTATCGTCGCCGACATCTCGACCGACATCGAAGCCGCCGCCATGCGCGCACACGAAGCCCTGAACGGCGCTCACCCGTACAGCATGAGCAGCCCGCAATTCAAGCTAGCGGGGATGGCCCTCCAGATCGCAGCCCTCGCCCGCCAGATGCGTGATGAGATCGCCGCCAGCTACCCGCCCCCGCCCCCCACCGTCTACGGGCCGCGCCGATGAGCTGGGAGGGCTCCAAGGTTCGTCGCCTCGCGAACCAGGTGCTTGGCAGGTACGGCTCCACATGCTGGCTATGCGGTAAGCCGATCGACCTGACCGCGTCCCGTCGCTCGCCGCTCGGCCTGACCGTCGATCACGTCGTGCCCCGCTCGAAGGGCGGCACTGACGACATCACCAACCTGCGACCAGCTCACCATCACTGCAACATCAGCAGGCAAGCCCGCCCCGCCTCGGACTTCCAACCGCCCCGGTCCTGGTCTGGCTCTGGCTCCTGGCCAGGCCTGACCGCACCGAGCAACACGTGTTATTAGACACACCGCCAGGAAGTCTCCGTACCCCAAACTTCCTTCCCCCCCCGACGCCTAGATAAACCGGCCCGAAACGGCCCGAACCCAGACCGGAAAACCACACCATGCGCGAAATGACCAACGAACTGTTCCAAGTGGAACCACCCCCAACGGGGGAGATCGAAGCCGCCGTGCGCGAAGCCTTCGATGACCTAGACGCCAAGGGCGTCCTCGGCCCAATCGAGAAGGCGAAGCGCGCCGCGCTCACCAAAGCCGCCGCCGCCCTTGATCGGAGCCTGAACGGAGGCGCACCGAGCGTCGCGACCTCCAACGTCCTGAAAAACGTCCTGGAATCGCTCGATAGTCTGCCTCGCCCCGCCGAGGGGACCGACCGAGAGCTTGACGCATTCGACGCGGCGCTTGCCGAGCTGACCCGCGACGCCCTCACCCGCTCATGACCGCCGCACCGAAGTACGCGACGCGCCGCAACCCGGCTAATCCCACCTTCGGCGCTCGGATCGCCGCGACCGCCGCCTTCCTCGGCGGCTCGCTCATGCCCTGGCAACGCCAGGTCGCCGACGTCGCACTAGAGCTCGATCCAGACACGCCCGGGGCCTGGAGGTATCCCGTCGTCGTCGTCACGGTGCCCCGCCAGGCCGGTAAGTCATTCCTCCTGCGCGCCGTCATGGTGGATCGAATGATGGCATATAACCGCCATGAAATTCTCATGACAGCGCAGACCGGCAAAGACGCTCGCAAACGGTGGAAACAGATCAACACCGCATTGAACGCAGAAAAAAAGCCCGGATATTTCAGGGTGTACGCCTCGCAGGGCTCCGAGCGAACCGAGTACCTGAAGCGCGGTAGCTTCATCTCGCCGTTTGCGCCGACGCCGAAGTCAATCCACGGCGATTCGCTCCACCTCGTGACCGTGGACGAGGCGTGGGCTTTCGACGCCGAAGCAGGCCTGGCCCTGGAGACGGCGATCAACCCTACCCAGCTCACAATCAAGGACTCGCAGCTTTGGATCGTCTCCACCAAGGGCACGGACAAATCGGCGTATCTCAATGAGCTGATCCGCCAGGGCAGGAAGTCAGTGGAAGACCCACATAGCCGCATGTGTTTCTTCGAGTGGTCAGCGGATGAAGAAGCCGCCGAGCGCGATCCCTACAGCGACGAAACCCTGTCCTTCCACCCGGCGCTCGGACACACGCAGACCGCCGACAAGATCAGGGCCCTGCGATCCGACAACCTCGCCTCATGGCGTCGCTCGATCCTGAACCTGGAGACCGCCGCCGAGGAGACCGCCGTGGACATCCACCTGTTTAGCTCGCTCATGGACCTGGACCTGACCGCCCCCGATCCCTCGAGCGTCTGCCTCGCCGTCGATCTCGCCGCCGACCGATCCGCCGCGACAATCGCCGCCGCCTGGCTCGACGACGACGGCGACCCCTGCCTAGCGACCGTCATGTCAGGGCCCGGCATCGACTGGGTACGCCCCGCGCTTCATGGCCTCCAGGCCGCTGGGTATGCGTGGATCGGATGCGATCCAGCGGGCCCCACGCGCACGCTCGCCGCCGATCTCGACGCCGAGGGCACCCCGATCACGACACTGGCCACCCGCGAATACGCCTCGGCCTGCCAGCTATTCCTAGATCGAGTGAACGCAAAGCGCCTCACCCACGACGGCAACCAAGAGCTCATCAAAGCAACCGGGGCCGTTGTCCTTCGCCAGCTATCCGGCGTCACCGCCTTCGACGTCGCCAAATCGCCGCGCCCCATCGACGCCCTACGCGCCGGGGCCGTCGCCGTATGGGCAGCGTGCCAGCCACGACCCGGCATCCAAATCTACTGACCTCACCCAGGGAGCCACATCATGCGCATCCACGTTGACGCCTCGGCTTGCACCTTCCTTCCCATGTGCGAATGCGGATGGAGGGGCCTCCCCGCCGCCTCGCATGAGCGCGCCCTAACCCAGGTCTCCGAGCATGAGCGGCACGCGCACCCCGGCGACCGGCACGCCCGCCGCGCCCTATCCGCGTACCGCTGGCGACACGTATAAGCCGGGATGCGAATCGGGTACCCCGCATACTCTCAGCCATGGCCTCCCTCGCATCCCTATTCGGCTTCCACCGCGCCGAGACCGGCGCGCCGATCCCAGCGGGCATCACGCCGCCCGCACGGGAAGCAGCGCTCATCACCGAGCGCGGCGCTCTCGCCCTGGACTCGGTCTATCGCGCCGTGAGTGTCCTCCAGGCCGCTGGCAAGCAAATCTCACTCGACGCCTGGCGAGACGGCTCACAGCTCGAAGGCCGCGACATGCCCACCGTCGTCGCGACGCCCGGCCCCGATCTGACCCCTACGGCGCTCATTGCCGAGACAATCGCCAGCCTCGCCCTCCGAGGAAACGCCTACTGGCTCATTGGCCGTACCGGCGACGGGCGCGCAAACTCCCTGCGCGTCCTGGACCCCACCCAGTGCCTTCCCGTCCTGGACCCCACCACGGGCGAACGAACCGTGCAATGGCGATCGCGCACCTGGAAACCCGATCAGATCAGACACCTGCGACTGACCTACATCCCCGGCGAAGCCGCTGGCCTCGGCCCGATCCAGGCCTGCGCGCGATCCCTCCAGGGTGCAACCGAAATGGCATCCTACGCCGCGAACTGGACCCACGGCGGCGGCGTGCCCACCGGCGTCCTATCCACGGAGCAGCCGATCACCGCCGCCCAAGCCGCCGACGCTAAGCGCGCCTGGAATGAGTCCAATTCCCAGAGCGGCGGTGTGGCCGTCATCGGCGCTGGCCTCAAATACTCGCCCCTACACCTCACACCGAGTGAGATTCAATTCCTGGAGTCCCGCGCCTTCGACGTCCTCGCAGTCGGTCGAATGTTCGGCATCCCCGCGCACATGCTCCTAGCCGCCGTGAACGGATCAAGTCTGACCTACCAGAATATCAACGACGCCGCGACGGACTTCATACGGTGGACCCTCATGGCCTACCTGCGAGAGATCGAGGACGCACTGACCGCAATCGTCCCGCGCGGGACGACCGTTCGCTTCAACCTGGACGCGATCCTGCGCGCGACCCCCGCCGCGCGTATGGCGACCCATAAGACCGCTATCGAGGCCGGCATTTACACCCCCGAGTATGCGCGCCGCATCGAAGGAATCACCGACGACGCCGCCAAGACCGATAAGGACACCCCTCATGAATGATCTCCAGACCCGCCGCTTTACCATCCGAGCCGCCGCCGACGCCGAGCCGCGCACCGTGCGCGGCCTGGCCGTCCCCTACGGCATCGAAATTGAGCTCGCCCCCGGCTACTTCGAGAGTATCGCGCCCGGCGCTCTCGCCGACCGAGCCGACGACGCGACCAGCCTCAAACTCGTGTGGCGACACGACGAACCCATTGGCCTGATTACCTCGGCGACCGAGACCGCCGAAGGTATCGAGATCGAAGCCCGTTTCTCGGACACGCAGACCGCCCGCGACGCCTACCAGCTTGTCAAGGACGGCGTCATTGACCGCCTCTCTATCGGCTTCATTCCGCTCACCTACGACCGCGTCGAAGCCGACGACGGGACGCACACAACGATTACCAGCCTGGACCTCCGAGAAGTCAGCCTGGTTCCCTTCCCTGCCTACGACGGCGCGACCGTGACCGAAGTACGCGAACAACCCACCACACCCACCGAAAGGACAACCCCCATGACCGACGCCCCCGCCTACGCGCTCGCCTCCGACCTGGACGACCTGCGCGCCGACATCACCGCCATGGAGCAGCGCGCGACCCTCGCCGCCGCCGAGCGCGGCACCACGCCCGCCGCCGACAAGCGCACCCCCGGCGAAGCCATTAAGGCACTCATCAACGATGAAGCCTACCGCGCCGAGATCGCCGCGATCCAGACCCGAGCATTCAACGGCACTCCCTCCAGTGCGGATGCGACCATGGTTGTCCCCGAGTGGATCAAGGATCTGACGCGCATCGTCGATAAGCCCAACGTCCTGGCCGCGCTGTTCTCGCGCGGCGCTCTCCCCGCCGATGGGATGGAGCTCGACTTTACCGAGGTCGCGACCAACACCCTGACCGTGAACGCACAGACCGCCGAAGGTGCTGATCTCCAGATGGGTAAGATCACCACCAAGAAGCGCAGCGCGCCGATCAAGACCTTCGGCGGTTACACCGAGCTTTCTCGCCAGGCGATTGAGCGTACCCGCGTCAATCTCCTGGACACGTCCCTGCGCGGCATGGCTATCGCCGCTGGCCAGGCCTCGGCGGCGTACTTCGCCACGCAGTTCGCCGCCGCCGTCAAGGCGCAGGACGCATCCAAGCTCGCCGTCACCAAGGCCGCGACCGCCCTCACCTGGTCGGACATCTCCGGTATCTTCATCGACGCCGCCGCGAAGTTCGCCGACCAGGCCCTGACCCTGGACGGCCTCGTTGTCGATCTCGCCACCTTCAAGGCACTTTCCGGCCTGACCGGCACGGACGGACGCCCGCTCATGCGCGCCACCGAGAACCCCGCCAACACGATTGGCACGACGAACGCCAAGGCCCTGACCGGCGTCATTCTCGACGTGCCCGTGACCTGCAACCTGCGCGCGACCGCTGGCGAGCTCGGCGCGGGCATCGTGGGAGCTTTCTACAACTCCGAGGCGATCCGCACCTACGAGACCCCGCTTGTCCAGCTCCAGGATGAGAACATTGTCAACCTGAGTAAGCAGTTCAGCGTGTACCGATACGGAGCCGTGGCTACCGAAATTCCGACCGGCCTCGTGCCCCTCAAGATCGGGGCATGAACGTGGGAGCCGACCTGACCGCCCGCATAGCCGCCTACGTGGGAGACGTGCCCAACGACGCATTCCTGAAAGAGTGTGCCGAGCAGGCCGCGACGCTCATCCGCGATCAGGTCGGCACCGCGACCGTGCCCGCCGAAATCCTGGAGCGCGCGCAAATCGAAGTAGCCGCCGAGCTCTACCACCGTCGCAGCGCCCCTAACGGGATCAAGAACTTCGCCGATGGTTTCGACGGCACCGCCGCGATCCGCGTCGCACGTGACGCCATGGTCGCCGCGCGCCCCCTCCTGGCCCCCTATCTACCCCTCGCGATCTCATGACAAACAGTGGACCTATCGCCGCCGCCCGCGCAGACCTCGCCGACGTCCTGACCCGAATCACCTCCATCCCCGTCCTGACGTCGATCCCCGAACGCCTCGCCCCGCCGTGCGTCGTCGTCACAGAAGGCACGCCCCTGGTCGCCGCCGACGAAACCGCACACGGAGCCGTCACAGTAAGGCTCTCGATCACGGTAGCGGTCGCACCAACGACCAATGCCCTGGCCGTCGCCCGCCTGGACTCAGCCGTTGACTCAATCGTCGTCGGCATGGTCAGGGAGGGCATGTTCGCCGACGTTGACGCCTACCAGACGATCAAGGGCGCAGACGGGCAAGCCTACCTCGCAGCCCCCATCACAACCGCAATCACCTACACCATAGAAAAGGACTCCTGACCATGACCGTCACCCGCAACGCCCGCATCCTCGGTAACAAGCTCGGTTTCTCCATTGCCGGGAAGGACTACTGGAGCGACATCTCCAGCTACGAACTCGCCCCCGAAACCTCTGACAAGGACGTCGTCACCTTCGCCGACGCCCTATCCGGCGCGTCCTCGGCCTGGAAGTTGAAGGGCAAGGCCATTGTCTCGTTCGACGCCGGTTCTTTCTGGGACATGCTCTGGCAACAGGCCGGGCGCACCGTTGACGTCCTCGTTGCCCCCTTCGGCAATAAGGTAGCGACTGCGAAGCAGCCGCACTTCAAGATCAAGGCGAAGATCGGCGTCAAGCCGTCGATCAGCTCCGAGGCTGGCGACGAAAAGGGCTCGACGTTCGACTTCGAGTGGCCGTGCGAAGGCGAACCCGAGAAGCTCACCGCAACGTCGACGCTCGGCGCGGGCAACATGGAAGACAACTAACCTCCATGACCGGTATCCGTGACGGCCGCGTCAATCTGGACGGCGGTAGCATCGAAATCACCGGGATAAAGGCGCTCCTGCGCGACGCCGAAGCGGTAGGCGTGGCCGTCACGGACCTGAAAGACCTCACATACCGGCTCGCAACGCCTATCGCTGCGCTCGCCCGTACCCTCGCCCCACATGAGAGCGGACGCCTCGCCGCTGGGATCAAGCCCAGCCGATCCAAGCGGAAAGTCATGGTGAGAGTCGGCTCCAAGTCCCGCCTCCCATACGCGGGCGTTAGGCACTGGGGAGCCGACTCACGCAGCGGCCCCCGCTGGCTCTCCCAAGCCGAAGAAACCTTGCGTCCCAGGACGTTCGCGGGCTTTGGGAAGGGCATCAAGGACCTACTCGACCAACACAACTGGTAAGGACAAACCACCCATGAACATGAACGCGCTCACCCTCGGAGACCTGGAGTACTACGAACGCAAGACCGGCGAACCGATCACCTCATTCGACCCCGACGCGGGCGGCAAGCTCGCCCGGCCCATGATCGCCATGTGTGCCGTCCTCCTGTTCCGGCGCGGCGGCTACCAGACACGCGACGACGCTTACGCCGCCGCCGCCGATCTGACCATGGAAGACGCAACCGCGCTCGTTTCCACCCAGGAAACGCCGGGGGAATGACCGGCGCGACCTCCCTAAGCCCCGTCCTCGCGATCCTCGCCGTGGACGCCGGGATCAGCCCATGGGAGGCGCGCGAAAACCTCACGCTAGAAGACGCCCGCGCGATCCTGGACCTCCTCCAGGAACGCGCCAAAGCGCAGAAAGGATGACCGTTGGCTGGCCACGTCGTCAAGGTCTCAGTTGTCGCCGAGACCAAGAACTTCAGCCGAGCATTCAAGGGCCTGGCAAAGGAAACCGGCCTGACGAATCTCGCGAACGCGGGCAAACAGGCCGTGACGACCCTCGCGACCGTCGCCGCCGCTGGCGCAGCCGCTATCGGCGTCGCCGGGGCAAAGGCAGTCAGTGCCGCCGCCGACCTGGAGCAGTCAACTGGAGCTATCGAAGCGGTCTTTAAGTCCGGCGCAGACCAGATGAAGGCCTACGCCGATACAGCGGCATCAACCGTCGGTCTCACCAAGAATGAATATCAAGAGCTTGGCACGCTGTTGGGCGCACAGCTCAAAAACGGCGGTACCTCAATCGACCAGCTCGCAGGCAAGACCAACGACCTGATCGGCGTCGCCGCCGACCTGGCCGCCCAATTCGGCGGCTCGACCTCCGACGCCGTCGCCGCGCTCTCCAGCGCCCTGAAAGGTGAGCGCGATCCGATTGAGCGCTACGGCGTATCCCTGAAGCAGGCCAGCATCGACGCCAAAGCCGCCGAGCTCGGCTTCCAGAAGGTGGGCGGCTCATTCGATAACGAAGCGCAGCAAGCCGCGACCCTCGCCTTGATTATGGAGCAGACCGCCGACGCGCACGGAGCCTTCGCACGCGAAGGCGATACCCTCGCGCATCAGGTGCAAGTCCTCAAAGCCCACTTCGGAGACTTCGCAGCCAAGGCCGGTACTCTGGTCCTGCCCATGGTGACCGCCCTCGCGTCCGCCGCCATTGAACACCTCGTGCCCGCGCTCGAAACGCTCTCGACGTGGGCAAAGGACGTCGCAATTCCGGCCCTCCAGGACTTCGCCGCCCGCATACAGGCCACCGTCGTCCCGAAGATCAAGCAGGCCGCCGCCGTCTTCCAGACCGAGATTCGGCCCCACCTCCAAGCCCTGATCGACTGGCTCACCACGACGGTCCCGCCCGCCGTGTCCCGCGTCGTCGCATTCTTCGAGAAGTTCGGCCCCGCCATTGGAGCCGCCGCAACCGTCATCGGGACATTCGTCGCAGGCTTCAAGACCTTCAACCAGATCAAGACGATCATCGGAGCCGCCAAGACTGCATGGGCGGCACTCAATGCCACCATGGCCGCTAATCCGATCTTCCTCGTGATCGCCGCCATTGCCGCCCTGGTCGCGATCTTCGTTGCCCTCTACCAGAACAACGAAACTTTCCGCGCCGCCGTGGACGCCGCATGGGCACAGATCAAAGCCGCCGTGAGTGTCGTCGTCGAATGGTTCCAAACCAACGTGGTCCCAGCCCTCCAGGCCGCGTGGGAGAAGATTCAAGCCGCGTGGGACGCCGTCTGGCCACAGCTCCAAGCCGCGTGGGCATCGTATGGCCAGCCCGTCGTCGATCTCATCATTAATGTGTTCCAAGGCCTCGCCGCGAACTGGGACACCATCTGGCAGGGTATACAGGGCGTCGTCTCTGGCGTCTGGCAGGTGATCTCCAGCGTGATCTCCACCGTGGTAGGCGTCATCTCTGGCATTATCCAGGTCTGGACCTCGGCGCTCTCTGGCGACTGGCAGGGCGTCTGGGACGGCATTAAGCAGATCGTCTCCAGCGTCTGGAATGGCATCCAGGGCGTCATCAGCGGCGCGCTCTCCATCGTCAAGGGATACATCACGGGCGCGCTCGGCGTGATCTCCGGCGTTTTCTCCGGCGTCTGGTCCTCCATCTCATCGACTGTCTCAGGGGCCTGGAGCGGTATCACCAGCGCGATCTCCAGCGGCGTATCCTCGGCTATCTCCACCATCTCATCCCTCCCAGGCCGCGCCCTATCCGCGCTCGGCAACATCGGCTCTACCCTATGGAACGCCGGTAAGAGCCTCATCCAGGGCTTCATCAACGGCATCAGCTCCATGATTGGCTCGGTTAAATCGACGCTCGGCAACCTCACCTCCAGCCTGACCTCCTGGAAGGGCCCCGCCGACTACGACGCGATCCTACTCACGCCAGCCGGTCGCCTCGTGATCGACGGCTTCATTAGGGGCCTGGAATCCAGGTACGGCGCAGTGCGTCGATCCCTCGGCGCGCTCACTGGCATGGTCGCCGACACCGACGCCGGGGCGCTCGGCCTCCCAGACGCCAGCGGCCTGGCCGGTCTGCGTGCGCGCGGCGGCGTCACCATCCATGTGACCGCAAACATGCTCCAGCCGTCGATTGACGCGGGCCGCGTGATCGCACAGTCCATCGACCAGTACACCCGCCTGAACGGAGCAGGACGATGACGACACTCCCTAGCCCCTCCATCAACGACTACAGCGGCGCGACCTGCCAGCCCATGAGCGGCGGGCGCGTGCGCTTCACCCTCACGCCCGGATCTAGTGCCCTCACAATCACAGTGCCCAACCTGGTCCCAGGCCACCGCATCGGCGCACAAATCCGCGTGCGCGCCGACCAGCCAGGCAAGACCATCGTTATCCGCATCGGCAACCAAGCCAACACCTACGGGCCCGGCCCCATCTACACGGTATCCGCCGAAAGCGCCGGCATGGGGACCGAGCTCGCCATTGACGTGGCAGGCCTCCAGACCGGCATCATTGAAGCCCTCACTGTCTGGGACCGTACCGACATTCCCGCCAACCCCCGGCCCTGCGACGTTCTCAGCCTCCAGGCGTACTATCCGCTACCCGGTTTCTTCGGTCTCAGGTGGAACAACGCCAGGTGGAATCGCGCCTCATGGACGCTCGGCGTCGCCAAGCCGTGGGCAATGACGTGGAATCGCAACGCCTGGGACACCCGCGCATGGAACCAAGGCGAAACGAACATATCGCAGTGGCAAGACATCCTCGGACCATGCACCGACCTGACCGTGACTCGCGGCGTCACGACGAATGGCCCCGCCATGAGCGCCGCCGTGGGCACCCTCACCGCGCACGCGATCAACGCCCTTAGCCCACGCGCGACCGGCCTCCACCACGGCACGCCCATTCGCCTGATCCACTGGCCAACCAGGACGGCGATCTACACAGGCGTTATCACTGACCTGACGATCACGCCCCATAAGCCCGGCTCGCGCGTGGACTATGAGGTCACCCTCACGGCCTCCGATAACGTCGCCCGGCTCGCCGCGATCACCCGATACGGAGCCAAAGCGGACGGGGGAAACGGATCGGAACCCTGGACCGCGCGCCTGGACCGACTCATCAAGTCAGCCCCCGATCTGCCCTACCGTATCCACGACACTGCAACGCAGACCGTACCGCCGACCGTCTGGGAAACCAGCCTTGCCAAGCACCTGGACGCCCTCACGGCATCTGTCCTCGGCTCCTGGACCGTAGACAGAGACGGGACCGTGTCGATCCGCGTCACGCGCCCCCGATCCGCGGCGATCACCCTCACCGACGCCGAGGCAAGCGCGATCACATCCGGCATCTGGTCTTACACCGACATCAACGTTGCGTGGAACGCAGCCGACGCCCTCGCGCACGTCACGATCAATAACCACGGCGCTAAATGGGACGCCGAAAACAGCGAATGGACCGCCGACGACACGGAAACCACCGTTGACGATCCGACCGCCGCGAACGCATGGGGAGGAACGGCGATCTCGATTGACGCCACCCTCCCCGCCGACGCCGTCGAAAGGACGGCACGCCGCTATCTCGCCGCCGCGAACGCCGATCCCGCGCCCTCCAGCGTTAGCCTCGTGGCCGCACACGACGCCGGGCCCGCCGAGCGCGCCGCGCACATGGCCACCGCCGCGACCTTCGACCCCATCCAGGCAATCAACATCGAATGGCGCAATGAAGACGCACTCGCACTCATTACCCAGGTCACCCACACGATCACGCCGACGACCTGGAAAACGCGCCTGAACCTCACGACCAACCACTAGGAAGGACAACCCTCATGAAAACTTTCATCCCCGGCGAAATCGCCCGCGCCGAAGATGTTAACCAGAACTTTGCCGAGCTCAAAGCAGCAACCGACAAGCTCACGACCGCATTCCAGGTCGGTCAGGTGTACGTCTACCCCCTCCAGCCCGGCGATCAGACCGCCTTTTACAAGGTCTCGTTCCCGAAGCGGTTCGATAAAGCGCCAATGGTGTTTATGCAGTCGCAGAATCAGCGCCTGAATACGGCAGCATGGGACATCACACCCGAAGGTTTCACGTGGATGGCTCACAACAACACCTCGGGAGCATCGGCGGGCGCTCAAGTCATGTGGCTCGCTATCTCCCTCTAACCAGAAAGGACACCAACAATGACCGTGAATAGCGCTGTCACCGACACCAATTGGGGCCCAAACTTTGACCCCGGTCGCCCCTACGGCGACCCCCTCGGAATCGTCATTCACCATTGGGGCGTCGACGGACAGTCTCACGACGGGGTAGTCGCCTACCTCACCCGCCCTGATGGGAACTCCTCTGCTCACTACGTGGCAAGCGGCGGGCGTGTCACCCAAATTACGCACGACTACGACCGCGCTTGGCACTGCATGGGCAACAACGCCAGAACGATCGGGATCGAGTGCCGACCAGAATGCGACGACGACGACTTCGAGACAGTCGCACAGCTCATCGCCGCGATCCGCGACGAATGGGGATACCTGCCCCTCTCTGGCCACCAGGATCACTATGCAACCGCCTGCCCCGGACGGTGGGAGGCCCGCCTCGCCGAGCTCGACGCCCGAGCGCGCGCGATCCAGGGCGGCGGTACGGCCTCGCCGGTCCTACCTGACCCCGCCCCCGGCGTCCTCCTGGTCGACGGTTGTTGGGGGTGTGACACGACGCGCGCCCTTCAGGCCCGCCTTGGAACCCCCGTCGATGGCATCATTTCCAGCCAGGAAGCGGCAAATCGGGAGTATGTGCCCGCCGCCGGAACTGGCTGGAACTGGAGCTCCAATCCAGTGGGCTCGCAGGCGATCGCCGCCCTACAAGCGCGCCTCGGTGCCTCGGTCGACGGGATCATTGGCCCCAAGACCGTCGCCGCCCTCCAAACCCGCCTCGGTGTGCCTGCCGACGGCTACGCCGGAATGGCAACCGTCGCCGCCCTCCAAACAAGCCTCAACGAAGGGAACCTCTGACCATGGCCGAACCCAAGCACGCCGCCAATCCAACCCCCGAGTACTTCGCATGGCTAACACCCGCCGTGCGTAAGTGGGCATACGGCATCATTACCGCCGCCGTCCCCCTACTTGTCGTCTACGGGATCATCGAGGCCGCAACCGCGCCCCTCTGGCTCGCCCTCGCCGCCTCCATACTCGGCACAGCGACCGCGTTCGCTCACACACCCACCGGAGGCGATTCGTGAGCGTCGCCGCCGAGGTCATCACCGCACTCGGTGGCCTCGGCGGCGCAGCCGCCCTCATCACCAGCGCCGCCACCCTCATTCAAACCCGCCGCATCCACGCCCGCGTCAGCCCCAATCACGGCTCATCCATCTCAGACGCCACCGCACGCATCGAGGAAGCCCTCGACGCCCACGGCGACGCCATCCACCGGATCGAAACTGAGCAAACGAAGGCAAGCGCCGACGTACTCATCGCCCGTCACTCGGTCGAATCGCTCGCCCGCGAGGTCAAGGGGCTCGGTCATGAGATCGGCGACCTCAGAGCGACACGCGACCGTGAGCATGGGGACTATGACACTCGGATCCGCGCCCTCGAGACGCTAAAGCCGGCACGACAAAAGTAAGGCCACCCTAAGCGACCGCCTCCACGACGGCCCTTAGGGTCTCATCAGCAATGGCGAGATACCTAAGGGTCGTCTGTGGCGACTCATGACCGAGAATCCGTTGCACAGCAACGAGATCACCGGTCCTCTCATAGGCTCGAGTAGCGAAACGATGCCTCAGGGCGTGCATGGTGACCCCGGCGGGTAGCGCCCTACCCACGAGCCGCCCGATCCACTCCGGCGACACATGACCGGCGTCCGCACCGGGAAACAGCCACCCCGGCCCGCGCCGGTCGACCTCGAGTGCTAAATCGGCGGCGATGGGCACTATCCTCGCTTTTCCACCCTTGCCATGCACGATGAGCGACCATCCCCTCAGGTCACGCACGAGATCGGATCCTCGCACGCGAGCGACCTCGCCGCGCCTCAATCCCAGCTCGGACGCGAGGCGCACGGCCAGCCTCACCCGCCAATCGCTCGATGACCGCGCCCTCATGACCGCACCGTCATCGGCTGGCCTCGGCGCGGGCGCAGACGCGCGCACCGTAGGGACGCGGCTCGGATCGACGCCAACCGCGTGCCGCTCGCTCGCCCAAGCGTAGAAGCCTGCAACCGACTGGAGGGCGCTACGGCGCGTGTCCCGTGCCCATACGTGCGCAGCGGACCATTCGATCACGTCGCCGGTCTCCACATCCCACGGCCCGCGATCCACCGCGCGCGCAAACCGCCTTAGCCAGTCGATCCGCAACCGCGTTGTCGCAACCGAGCGGCCCGATCCAAGCAAGTGCAACCGGTAATCTCCCAGTGGCGCGTCCCAGCCGCCCGGCACTAATGCTTTGCGTATAACCATGCTCACATCCTCGCCCGATCCGCCCCATGCCGCGCGCGCTACGCTGCCGCGCCCGATCCGACGTGCGATAACGAGGCCCCCAAAGTGTCCAGAATATGGACTGTGACGCAATCCCGAGGTTGCAGGTTCGAGTCCTGTCGGAGGCGCGTTTC